TAATGGTTCAGAAGTTGTTGTCAAGATCAAACCTTACAAGAATGATTACGGTCAGTTCGCTGAACTCATGGCTGTAAAGGTAGAGAACTTGATAGAATATGTTGAAGGTGACACAGATAACGAGGAGTTTTAATTATGATTATTAGTATTAACAACGATGATGGAACTACATCTTATGATGTAAACAACATTAGTGACGATGGTGTCAAGCAAGAAGCAACTGTCATAGTACAGAAAGTAGGTAACTTACAAGTTATCATAGAAGCTTTAGACTTTGCAAGTCGTACACATCGAGCCAACTTAGAAGAGTTGCTTAACGGTAGAGACGAAGCAATTGTTGAAACAGAACCTGCTCGTAATGAGAAAGGTCAGTTTGTTGGAGACGACCCAGAAACTATAGAGGATGAATCTAAAGTAGAAAAAGATAACACATAGTCTTGAGGAGGGCTAACATGAATGATACAACTTGGGATAAGTTGAAACAACCCTGTCCACTTTGCAACAGTAGTGATGCTGTAGGAGTCAATCAAGATGGCTCGGCAAAGTGTTTCAGTTGTGGAGAATTTATGCCTAACTATGAACAAGCATGTAACGGGAACACTATGACACAATCACAACCAACACAAACTAAACAGCCTGACAATGTAACTGAGGGTAGCTTCATTGCATTGACGGACAGAAAAATATCTCAAGCAACTGCACAGAAGTTTGGGGTCAAAGCTGTTCAAGACTTAAAAGGTCAGGTCATTAAACATTTCTATCCATATTATAATGGACATGAATTGTCAGCTACTAAATGCAGGAACTCTATTACTAAAGATTTCTTTGTACAAGGTAGTTATAATGATACAGGACTATTTGGTCAGCAGTTGTTTAAGGGTGGCAAGTATGTCACCATAACCGAAGGGGAGTGTGATGCTATGGCAGCTTACGAACTACTTGGTAGTAAGTGGGCTGTGGTATCCATCAAGCGTGGAGCACAAGGTGCAGTAAGAGATATCAAGGAAAGCTTGGAGTTCTTTGATAACTTTGAAAACGTGATCGTTGCTTTTGATAATGATAAAGCAGGAAAGGATGCATCTGTAAAGGTTGCAAGACTTTTCAAGCCGGGTAAGGCTAGAATACTCACACTTCCTAATGGGTTTAAAGACCCTAACGATATGCTTAAGTCTAACCGACATAAGGACTTCGTTGAATCTTGGTGGTCTGCTAAAGTTTATACACCATCCGGTGTTATAAATGTTACAGAGCAACGTGAGAAGTTTCATAATCGTGAGAAGAAACAAAGCATCCCATATCCTTATGAAGGACTCAACAAAAAGCTGTATGGCTTGAGACAGGGTGAGCTTGTAACTCTTACAGGTGGAACAGGACTTGGTAAGTCTAGTGTAACCAGAGAGATAGAGCATTGGCTTGTGAAACAAACACAGGACAACGTAGGTATCATAGCATTAGAAGAAGACTGGAGACGTACCATTGATGGTATACTTTCCATTGAAGCTAACGCTAGGTTATACATTGACCAAGAACGTGAGAAGTTTTCTAAAGAAGAACTTGATAAGATGTTTGACATCTTGTACGATGGTGAGAATAAAAACAGAGTATGGGTTCATTCCCACTTTGGCACTAACGACATTGATGATATCTTTACTAAGCTTCGCTTTATGATTATTGGATGTGACTGTAAGTGGGTGGTCGTAGATCACTTGCACATGTTAGTAAGTGCTGTACATGAAGGTGATGAGAGACGAGCCATTGATTCTATTATGACTAGACTTAGAAGTTTAGTTGAAGAGACTGGTGCAGGGATTATACTTGTATCACATCTCAGACGTGTCGATGGAAACAAAGGACACGAGAATGGTATTGAAGTAAGTCTCTCTCATCTACGTGGCTCTAATAGTATTGGTCAACTATCCGATTGTGTTATTGCATTAGAACGTAATCAACAATCAGACGACCCAGATGAAGCTAGGACTACAAGACTACGTGTACTTAAATCAAGATACACAGGTGATGTAGGTATGGCAGCTAGAGTTATCTATGATGCAGAAACCGGTAGACTATCTGAATTAACTAACGAAGACATAGAGTTTGATAACTCTGGGGATGAAGGCTTTTAATGGATTTAGTATTTGATATAGAAACAGATGATATCCATGCCACAAAGGTATGGTGTATCGTTGCCCAGAATCCTGACTCAGGTGAGATATTTAAGTTCCCACCTAATAAGTTAGAAGAAGGGTATCAGTTTCTTACCACAGCCGACAGACTGATTGGTCATAACATTATTGGATTTGATATTCCAGTTGTAGAAAAGTTTGGAGGAGTAAAGCTTAGTGATAAAAAACTTATTGACACTTTAGTTTTATCCAGACTCTTTAATCCAACACGTGATGGTGGACACAGTCTTGAAACGTGGGGGTATAAGTTAGGCTATCCTAAGATTGAGTTTGAAGATTATCTTAATTACTCTACTGATATGTTAAACTATTGTGTACGGGATGTACAGTTAAACACTAGAGTACTACAAGAACTTCGCAAAGAATCAAAAGGTTTCTCACCTCAGTCAATTGATATTGAACAAGGCATTGCTAAGATTATGAAACAACAGGAGCAAGATGGTTTTGCTTTTGATATGCAATCAGCCCTAAGTTTATTAGCAGAGCTTAGAGAAAAGAAACAACTCATTGAATCAGAAGTACACGAAACATTTAAACCTAAATGGGTAGACACTAAAGAGGTTACACCCTACATCAAGAAAGATGGTAATCTATCTAAGCGTGGTATGACTGATGAAGAATATCAACGTTGTTTAGATACCAACAACTTCAATCCTTTTATGAGACAAACTTTACAAGAGTTTAATCTTGGTTCTCGTAAACAGATTGGAGAATATCTTATAGACTTTGGCTGGAAGCCTGAAAGGTTTACACCTACTGGTCAGCCTATTGTAGATGAGAAAACATTATCTAAGATAACTCATATCCATGAAGCAAAACTTATTGCAGACTTTTTACTACTGCAAAAGCGTATAGCTCAGATTGATTCGTGGGTAGAAGCTGTCAAAGATGATGGTAGGATACATGGTTTTGTTATTCCGAACGGTACGATTACCGGAAGAATGACACACAGAAACCCTAACGTTGCACAGGTTCCATCTATTCACAGTCCATATGGTAAAGAATGTAGATCATGTTGGACTGTACCAGAAGGCTACAGCCTTGTAGGTGTAGATGCAAGTGGACTAGAGCTACGTATGTTAGCACATTATATGGATGATAAGGAGTATATAAATGAAATTATTAATGGAGACATTCACACGACTAACCAAAACTTTGCTGGACTTAAATCAAGAGATCAGGCTAAAACTTTCATCTACGCACTCGTTTACGGAGCAGGAGATGAAAAGATTGGAAGCATCATTAAAGGAAGCAGAGCAGAAGGTAAGCTCTTGCGAGAACGCTTTCTTAGTAGTCTCCCAACATACAAGTCTCTTAAGGAACGAGTTGACAGAGCAGCTTCAAAAAATTACCTCAAAGGATTAGATGGTAGGAAGTTGTATATCAGAAACAAACACTCGGCTTTGAATACATTGCTTCAAGGTGGTGGTGCAATCTTAATGAAGAAAGCATTAGTCAACTTAGATAATTTATTAAGGCTTAACACTATTGATTATAGATTTGTGGCTAACATCCATGATGAGTGGCAGATAGAAGTTAAAGATTCTCAAGCAGATTTTGTTGGAGAGTTAGCAGTAAAAAGTATTATAGAAGCAGGTGAACATTTTAATCTACGCTGTCCAATGGATGGCGAATATAAAGTAGGAGGTAATTGGAGTGACACACACTAAACCTGCACAAAGAAGAGGAACCAACAATGTAAATCCAAAAGGATGTAAAGTTAAAAGATGTACTTCTTGTTTAGTTGATATTATTTATCCGGACAATATTAACCCCTCTAATTATAGACGGTCTAAGTATATCTGTAGAACTTGTGCTAATAAACAAGACTATCAAAGAGAAGCACAAAGAAGAGAAACAAAAATTATAGGAGATAACCAACATATCAAAGATATATTAGATGGAGTTAGAAAGAGTGCTAAAAAAAGAAAACTAACTTTCAAATTAAAAACTAAAGATATGAAACCATTAATAACAAAAAGGTGTCCTATTTTAAATATTAAATATGAGCTCAATAAAAAAGACTTATCTTGGGGCTCTGGGAAAGGACAAAATAATTGGGCAAATTCTATTTCAGTAGACCGTATTGATAATACTAAAGGATATATTCCGGGAAATATTATTTTAGTTTCTACATTAGCCAACGCAATAAAAAATCAAGCAACACCAGATCAAATATTAAAAGTGGGTAATTTTTATAAAAAGTTATATAAACAAAAAGGAATAAACTATGCCTAATAAAGTAAAAACACTTGACACATTAGTAGAAGATATATATAATAAGATAGGTGTACTTGCTGATGGTGAGCACATTGATCTAGACCCTAAGACTATCGACCAGTTTGGTGAGTCTATGAAAGAGATACTTTACAAGTGGTCTCATCCTGAACCAAGAGGTGATGCAACCTTACGTATGTCTAACATAGGTAGGAAGTCACGACAGCTATGGTTTGATATGAAGTCAGAAGGTACTCCGGAAAGGATGCCACCCTCTTTATTCATTAAGTTTTTATATGGACATTTACTTGAAGAGATAGTTATATTTCTTATCAAGCTATCTGGACATGATGTTACTGATGAACAGAAAGAGATTAAAGTATCTGGTATCAAAGGACACATGGACTGTGTTATTGATGGTGAGGTAGTAGATATCAAGACAGCTTCCGGCTATGCCTTTAAGAAATTTAAAGATGGTACATTAGCAGAGAATGATATGTTTGGATACATGGCTCAACTTGCTGGGTATGAACAAGCACAGGGTACAGACAAAGGTGGATTCCTTGCTCTTAATAAAGAGTCAGGTGAGTTAGCTTTGTATAGACCTGATAACTTTGATAAGCCTAACATCAAGAAAAAGATTACATCTATTAAGAAAGCTGTTAAGTTAGCAACACCACCAGAACTATGTTATAGTCCTGTTCCCGATGGTAAGTCTGGTAACATGCAGCTACCTAGAGAGTGTACGTATTGCAGACATAAGTTTGAATGTCATAAAGATTCTAATGAGGGTAAGGGTTTACGTGTGTTTAAATATTCAAATGGATATAGGTACTTAACAAAGTCACCTAAAATCCCTAACGTTATAGAGGTAACAGATGCGTTCAACAAAAGCCAAACAACTTAGACGAAGAGCAGAAGACCTACTCATTGAGTGGTTAAGAACTATGGTTCCAGATGGAGAGGATACATCTAAGATTAATAGAAAGAATCTTAATGAGTTCTTGCCAGAACAGACTCACATCTTTGCTAACAATAAGTTTCTATTGAGTGCTTATAGTTTAAGATGGTTTTACAAACAAGTAAAGCGTAATCCACAGCTAACGCTTGGAGACCTTAATGCCTAGAAGAGTACCAAGAAAACCTAGACCTAAAAAGATTAACGTACCTAAAGGATATGATAGTGCATGGGAATTTGATATGCACCAAACTATTCTTAAAGATTGGAAACACCATTGGGATGTTGTCAACTATGTTGTTAAACATAAATACGAACCAGACTTTGTAAAGAAGATAGAAGGGAAGACAATATTACTAGAAGCAAAAGGTAGGTTTTGGGATTATGCAGAGTATAGTAAGTACATACATATACGAGAAGCATTAAACAAAAGCTATACAGAATTAGTGTTCTTATTTCAAAAGCCTTTCTCTCCTATGCCGGGAGCAAAGGTTAGGAAAGATGGAACAAAACGTACCCATGCTGAATGGGCTGAAACAAATAACTTTAGATGGTATAGTGAAGATACTTTACCTGATGATTGGAGAAACAATGAACTATAAATTTAATGAAGGACAACTAATACAAGAACTACAGGCTTATATTGATGGTACATATGGAGAGCACTATGCTTCTGATAAGTACCAAGCTACAGATATCATCATTGACTCTGGACATGGAGAAGGTTTTACTCTTGGTAACATTATGAAGTACGCTAAACGTTATGGAAATAAAGAAGGAAAGAACAGAAAAGACTTGCTAAAAATACTACATTATGGTATAATAATGCTTAACGTACACGACACAGAGAACTCATAATGGTAGATGATAAAGTAGGTATCAAGGAATATCTTGGTATAAAAATTAATTACAGTAATGAAAAACTATTAGATAAGTTTAGCCTTGACACTCTCAAGGATAGATACTTATGGGAGAATGAAACACATGCCCAAGAAGCATTTGCCAGAGCATCCGTCTTCGGAGCAACCTACAAAGGTCACACAGATTTTGAGTTGGCTCAGAGACTTTATCACTACAGTTCCTCTTGTTGGTTCATGTTTAGCACTCCTATACTTAGTAACGGGGGAACAAGTCGTGGTCTTCCTATTAGCTGTTTCCTCAATTATGTACCTGACAGCAGGGATGGTTTATCTGCTCACTATGACGAGAATATTTGGTTGGCAAGTTCAGGTGGAGGTATTGGTGGATTTTGGGGAGATATTAGGAGTAATGGTATTTCTACTACTCACGGTAGTAAGTCTACTGGTTCAATCCCTTTCATGCATGTTGTAGATTCTCAGATGTTAGCCTTTAACCAAGGCACAACAAGACGTGGTTCTTATGCTGCGTACATGGACATATCTCATCCGGAGATTGAAGAGTTCATTAACATGCGTAAAGAATCTGGTGGTGATATCAACAGGAAGAATCTTAATCTTCATAACGGTATCAACATTACCAATGAGTTTTTGAAAGCTGTACAAGAAGATGCAGACTTTAGATTGATTGACCCTAAGACTAAAGAACCTACAAAGATTGTAAATGCTAGAGACTTATGGTGGCAGATCATCAATGCAAGAGCAGAGACAGGTGAGCCATACATGATTAATATAGACACATGTAATGAAGCATTACCTAAAGAACAAAAAGATTTAGGATTAGAAATCAAACAGAGCAATCTATGTTCTGAGATTACTTTACCTACTAACGAAGAACGAACAGCAGTATGTTGTTTATCTTCCGTAAACTTAGAATACTTTGATGAGTGGAGTGAGAACCCTCTATTCATTGATGATTTAATTACTATGCTTGACAACGTACTACAACATTACATTGATAATGCTGTGGATACAAATAACTTAGGAGAATACAATGCAAATTTTAAAAGGTTTCAAAAACATATTAAGCCGGGCAAAGAAGGGTTTCTTAAATCTGCCTACTCTGCTTACAGAGAAAGGTCGTTGGGTCTTGGTGCGATGGGATTCCATTCGTATCTCCAATCACGCAGCATTCCTTTTGAGGGTATCTTCGCTACGGGCTTTAATTACAAAGCATTTAAACACATTAAGAGACATTCGCTTAGAGCAACTGAACGACTTGCTGATGAACGTGGTGAGTCACCTGATGTCAGTGGTAGTGGTAGGCGTAATGCTCATCTACTCGCTGTTGCTCCTAATGCTTCTTCTAGCATCATATGTGGTGGTACGTCTCCTTCGATTGAGCCATACAGGGCTAACGTTTATACGCACAAAACTCTCTCAGGTTCTTTCCAAGTTAAAAACAAATACCTAGAAGATATACTTCAAGACAAAGGATTAAAGAAAGATGAGTTGACTGCATTGTGGAAAGACATTGCAGGTAATGAGGGTTCAGTACAACATCTTGATGTTCTTACAGATGATGAGAAAAAAATATTCAAGACTGCTAATGAGATAGATCAAATATGGATTATAGAACATGCTGCTAAACGTCAAGAGTTTATATGTCAAGCACAGTCAGTTAATCTTTTCTTTACTATTCCTACAGCTACAGAAACACAGGAAGTACATGATGAATACATGCAGTATGTCAATGATGTTCATTGGTATGGGATGAATAAACTAAAGTCTTTGTATTACTTTAGAACCAATGCTGCTCGTAATGCAGAGAACGTAAACACTAAAGTTCAACGTATCAAATTAGATGATGCTGAGTGTATAGCTTGTGAGGGATAGTATGGGTTGTTGGCACTGTGGAACAGAACTAATATGGGGTGGAGATCACGACATAGAAGATGAGAACGATGAATACATTATGGAAACTAATTTAAGTTGCCCTAAATGTAACTCTGCTGTAATAATTTATTTACCAAAGGATTAATATGAAACAATCAGAATTTGAGAATGTGTTTAGTCAGAAGTTTTCAGGCTTTACAAGTCGGATGTGGTTAGATTATTGTGATGAAAATAATAATCCATTCGCACAAACAAAAGATTACGCAGGATATGTAATTGAAAATTTAAAATATTTAGTTAAGAGATTTAACGAGGAGAACAGATGAGCTTATTGGATACCAGAGATTACTACAAACCTTTTGACAATCCTTGGATGTTTGACTATTATGTCTTACAAAACCAAATGCATTGGATGCCGGAGTCAGTACCGTTACATACAGATGTAAAAGATTGGCAAGAGCTAGACCCAAAAGAAAAGAACTTACTTACACAAATCTTTAGATTGTTTACTCAATCAGATGTTGATGTTGGTGCAGGATATGTTGATAGATACATGCGTATCTTTAGAAAGCCAGAAGCTAGAATGATGATGGGTTCGTTTGCAAACATGGAATCAATACATCAACATGCTTACAGCTTGTTACTTGATACAGTTGGTATGCCTGAGATAGAGTACAAAGCTTTTGCCGAGTATGAAGAGATGGCAGATAAACATGAGTACGTACATAAGATTAAAACAACTAAGTCAGATAAGAAAAGTATTGCA